TAAAACCTGCTTATCTCCAGCAAGTCATCAACGATATGAGAAGAGAGATGAGTTATGATAAGTCTTCCCAGTTTGTAGATAGGAAGACTATCAAGACAGAAAATACTAAGATAATAGATTCACCAGGTTACCTATAAAAAAACCGCCCGAAGGCGGTTGGTAAATCAGTCTTCAGCAAGTTTAGCAAAGTACGACATTGCATCGTCATCTTCATCAACTTTAGAGGATGAAAGACTTTCTAGTTCCTCTTTCACTGATTGAGGAACAGGTTTTGCCTCAACACGATTCTGTTGGCGGAACTCTTCCTCTTCCTGCAGTGATTCTTCATCTTGGAACTTGGGAGTGCCTTTGTTACCAAGAACATAATCAAGACGCTTCTTCAGATCATCATAGGATTTGAACTGGTCAGGAGCGACAAACTCTTCAAGAGAATACTCTTTCTTCCAGACTGCTTCCATAGCGTCATCATCGTCAAGCAGTGCATCCTGACGTGCGAACTCAGAAGAATCATAGTTACGATAACCAGCAACATTCTTTGCCTTCAGTTTGAAGTTAGCACCTTGCCAGAAGTCAAACGGATCGATTGCTTCCTCATCCTCAAACTCAGGTTGCATTGCGGCAGTGATCTTATCAAAGATCTTCTTACCGAACTTGTACAGGAATACTTTACCTTCGTTCTCAGGATTAGCAGGATCCTTCACAACATAGATGTTGGAGATATAGGTGAGTTTACGCTTCTGCTTACGTGCTGCCTCTTTACCTGCATCGGTGCCGTTGTTCCACAGCATCGTGTTGTACTCAGACACAGGATCTTTCTGACCCATCGTGGTCAGAGAGTTTTCAATGTACCAACCACCAGGACCTTGGAAGGCATGGGAGTACAGTTTCACAAACGGCAGATCTTCGCCGTTAGGGGCAGGGAGGAAACGGATAACGGCATAACCATTGCCGCTCTTGTCTACATCGAGTTTCCACAGACGGTCATCACCTGATGCGTTAGTGTTACTCATCTTTTCGACTTCCTTGACTAGTTTCTGGGTCAGGGAGCCAAGTTTGGATTGCTTTTTAAGGTCAGCGAAAGACATTTGGATTACCTCGGATTAATTTGGATTCGGGGGATTTACTTGGATAGTATAACAGGGTTGCCCTCAGGCGTCAACATAGTTCTTGAGGGATTCGATAGTCTTCTTCATATTGTTGAATAATGTTCTCATATCAGTGTCGGCGGAAAAACCCATCAACATAACTGATTTGCGAAGATTCTCTTTCATTTCGATTGCTGCTGGGTCATCAGACAAACTCAATCTAGTGTATAGAATTTCTTGTTTGTCCAATAATGTACTCAGCTTATCAATACATTCTAATTTAGTTTCACGGTCCATGATACCAAAAGACAAAACACGCTCATAAATTTCTTCTTGGAGATTGTTAATCTCTTTCAATTCATTATGAATAATTTCGGATTCAAAAAAGCTACTCATTTAAAAGTTCCCGTAAAATTTTTTTAAATTTGAATGTATCAATATTTAGGAAGGGTAGATATTTTTTTATTTTCAAGCTGACGGTTTCCCACACTGGATCAGAAAGTTTCTCATCAAAGGTCTTTGAGAAACGGAATATTTTTTCGTAGATCACGAAGTTTTCTAAAGACAACTTGCCGCTTAGAAACCTTTTGAGAATCTTTGGATGTCCTTTCGAGCAATCGAATAGACTCTCTAATTCGTTCTCCAAGAGTAAGTCGTTGCTTTGTTCTTTGAACAAGTAAGTAGAACTCTGCTTCCTTTTCATCCATTCGGCATAGGTCCTTTCGCCAGAATTGATAATTTCGCCAATCCATAAGTTTTGTGGGTTATCAGCAGCAGCAAAGTTTGATACAAGAAAGTCAACGACTTCTCTATCAGTATACTTACGCGAAGTCTTTTCAAACCAATACTTATCGCGCCTCTTATTAAAAGAGGTCACACTAGCACGGGTTTTTGCTCCGTATTTGAAGAAGTCGTATTTTGGATTAGTAAAATGATTTTTAAGTGACAGATAATGTTGATAAGTTTCAAAGGGAGTCACGGTCATAAAGGTAATTTTGCTCTAGAAGTCTTTTTCATAAAGTTGAGTCTTGTAGCATCCCACTTGAGTTTTTCTTTCAGTGGTTTGGATACAAGTTTTGATACTGTATCAACCTCAATATTATTGAGACTGCAGTAATGACAGATAGCATCGATATAGTTCATGTCTTCTTCTTCAGACACAATCTTCTCAATCTCTAAGGCAAACTTAGAGGGAGTAAGAAACTTGCTTTCGATTACCTGTTCTAGTTCTTTATTCTTTTCCATAGAGCTCCAGTTTATCTCTAACAAATTTTCTAATATATTTGCTGAGTAAGTTGATGTACTTTGCTTTGTTTCGCTTTTCATAGACGACGCATTCTCCATTTTCACAAGCCATAATGATTACAAGTTTTTTGACTGCGATACCAGTCAGTTCGTACAGCATACAACCATATGCCATGCACTGTACAAAGTAGTGTTCAATCCACTCTTCAGGTTTTGGTTTAGCAGAAGTTTTAAAATCGATTATCGCTAACTCGCCGTCGAATTCGGCAATACAATCAACTGTACCAGCAATACCGAGTTCCTTACTATATAGGGAACCTTCCAAAGCGTAAATATTATTTATACGTTTTAGATCTTGCTTAGAGATTTTAAAGAGAAAATCAGAAATCGGTGGAACCTTGGGGATGTCATCATTCTTTAGAAGATGTTCAACTAAAGTGTGATAATCTGTCCCACGAGTTGTGGCACGTTTGGTGATACGGTCTGCTTCTTCATTACCAACTTTCTTACGCCACTTAACAAAGATTTCTTTATTAAAGTGACTAGTAACAGAAGTAATAGAAACTAGTTTAAGTAGTTCATCTTCTGTTGGAACTTTATAATAACGGACCCCATCAATAGTCTCTCTTTCAAGAGACGGGAGATCAATATCAACATGATTAAACATTAAAAACCTGATTCCATTTTTGCGGTAAGATATTCCTTGACTAAACCAGAGCGAACAATATCTTCAATACCAAATTCAATTATATCAAAAGATGGCATCTTTCGCAAGATGTTCATGAAGTCAATGATACCATTCTTCTCCTTGTCTTTCACAAGGTCAGACTGACGAGCATCACCACAGAAACAAATACGAGTATTTTCACCAACACGAGTAATAATACTATCAAGTTCGTGGAAGTTCATATTCTGAAATTCATCAACAATTACAATAGCATTATCAAGTGTTGTCCCGCGAAGGAATGATGTGCTCCAAAACTTGATGGTCTCCTGTGACTTCAAATTACCATACAACATCTCAAAGTCAGCATCACTAGGCATCTGGAACATATACTTCACCATATTCTTATATGGAATCTGGTAAATGTCTGCTTTGTCTTCATGGTCGCCAGGAAGAAAACCAATCTCTCTGGTTGCTACAAGAGACCTTACAATAAAGATTTTTTCATATGGAGTGTTCTCAGAGAGAACATCTTTAAGGGCATTGAACAGGGTAATAAATGTCTTACCTGTACCAGCACAACCATATGCGATTAGATGTTGTCCTTTAGCATATGAATCAAATAAAATTCTTTGATTATCTGTTAAAGGGTCAATATCAACCAGATAATCAGCACTAAGAGGTTTTTTCCTCTTCATCTGCTTAGCGGTTAAACCGACCCCTACGGGTTGAGCAGACGATCTCTTTCTTCTAGCCATGTTAAATTTTCTTTACTGTTGAACCAGGTGCTGTTTGTGCCTTACCAAGGACATCATTCCAACCAGGACATTTTTTACGAAGTTTGTCTTTCCATTCTCCCATCTCCTGTGAAGATGGGCAAGTAGAAGGATCAGACCAATCTCGTTGCCAGTCGGGATTATCAATTTTCCATTGATCCCATTCATCTATGCTGACTACAACTTCTTTTTGTTCGCCAGTGGTCTTATTAATAACAGGATACGTTGCCATAATTTAATCAAGGTGTAAAATATTTAGACCCACTCCAGAGCTTCAGCAACCGTAGGGAATTGTTCAATGAATACTTGCTTACAGTCCAAAGCAAGTTTCATATGCTCCTTCTGCGTGCCGTGTCCGGTCCTCAGATCAATGTAATGGATCCATGAGCGGCATGATCCAGTCATGTAGATTTTGGTGGGCGTAGCGAGTGGGAGAACCATTCTAGCACACTCCTTTGCCACACCTGCATCCAGCATCTGAGTATACAGAGCCATTGCAGAATCAAACAGAGTTTGTGTTTGACGCTCCAAACTATCTACAACAATGGGATCAAGGTCATCAATCGAGTTCTGACGATTCTTAGTGTCCTGACGACGATACTCTGGAATGGGAATCTCTTCACCAAGCAGAGATGAGTCAGCATACCGCTGTGAAAATTCCTGATATGTGAAACTACGGTGCCTCAGCACTTGAGCTGCAATAGCACGGGAGCAACTAAGTTCTAGAGTCATGTATGACTGCTCAAACACACTCCAGTGATTGTGCTTGATACAGTAACGTAAGAGACCTGAATAGTTTTCGTTTTCTTGATTGTTTGGATTAGACACACGAGCAATATATGCCATGGTCTTTTCAGCATCTGGTGTGATACTGACTAGTTTTGCTTTTTTAGTCATTTTTCTTAATTTTCTTGAGTTCTTTGTATGCTTCTTTTATCATTTGATATGCTTGCTTTGGTGTGCATTTATTTCCCAATTCCATGGCACAGATAATTTCCACTCTTGTGCCGAAACTGGATAATGCTCTTTCCAGATCATCTTGTTGTTCGTACATAATCCTCCTTAATCTGGATATCCATCATCATCATCAAAGATTTCATCATAATCAGTATATTTATCTCTATTTTTATCTTTTGATGTATATGCCGTGGTATCAGAATAAATTTCCACTTTTAAAGCATCAATCAAAAGTTCCAGATTACGTGTAATAAGTTTTAATTTATCCTTGTCCATGAAATATGAAATAAGATGTTTCTCTGCAATTGTAGCACAAAAAAAGGGGAGCGACAACTCCCCTTAGACTATTCTTTTGTGCTACATTAAGATTCTCCTACAGATTCTTTTACATTGGGCTTCTCTTAAGGCATCGCATTCAATTAAACATTCGTAGTAATCGTTGATTTTTTGGTCTTCAATTTCAACATCATCAACATGTCTCCACTCTTCTAGTTGAGCGCGAGAGATTAGATTGTGCATGTTCAACTCCAATTAGAACAATAATGAAAATAATGAAGAAAATTTTACTTCATTGTCATGTTCTCAATTCTAAGATATCTAGGCAAGTTATGGTATCGTAATATACAACTGTTAATACTTAACATAACAGACAAAAAAAGAGAGGTGTTAACCTCTCTTGTTTAATATGGGATCAACCAAAAATAATTGGTTGAAATAATCTTTTAAGTGAATTCGATAACAAGACCAATAAGTACATCCTCTGTATACACATTGGTAGCAACTTGGAGGTCTGTTATCTTTGTCCATATCATCGTAATGATATCGATAATAATCCATTTTACCCCCATTTACGAAGCAGATAGACTTCTCCGTAAATGAGTCCAATGAATGCAGTCATAGCAAGAGAACTAAAAGCAATTACTTGCATGATCAGCCTCCTACTACAACAACAGGCTCAGAGTGCTTAATTCCACGATAGATTTCGTTGAACCAGCGAGTCTGCTGTTTTGCCTTGATTTCTTCACGACGCGCTTCGGTGTCGTAAGAAATACCGCGATAAACTACTTTAGCCATGATTTTACTCCTGAATGAATGGAAAATTAACCTTCTCACCTTTCGGTGGATCCGTGTTCCCGTTCCTTCAGTCGTTTGCGTCCCAGTAACACTCAGGTGCAGAATCCTTAACAGTTTCTACAAGTTCAATCATTACCGATGCCGGTAAATCCTGATGCTTAGAGATTCTGAGCATAAGCTCATCTGCCTCTTTACATGTGAGTGTTGTGTAGAGTAATAATTCTAACATGGGATGAACGCTCCGTTCCGCGACTTACTTGCGTCTTA